CTTGAGTTGAATAGCGAGACTTCATTGCAAAGATTAGTCCAGTAGGACCAGTCATTGGTTGAACACCTACAAGGTCAAATGCAAGAAGGTTAGGAGTAGCACGTCTCACTAAAGAGATAAGTACTGGATCCCAGTTATCTACGCTTGAACCAGTAGAGTTAACAGCAGCCGCTTCATTAATTCCACGAGCTTCTGCAAAGGCTTTTTCTTGGTTTTCAAGAACTACAGCAGTAACACGACGCTTATGTTGGTCAGTGATACTTCCGGCTTCTTGAGAATCTAGTACAGGTGCCCATTTTTCCTGTAACATAGTTTGATTAATTTCCATTTATATTCTCCTAATTGGAATTAAGTACGCGAAAGTGCGCTAAGGTATTGCTGCATAGACGCAGTAACAACCTGTGGTTCTTGAGTATCCTCAGTAATTGCATCAACTTCCGTTGGTGCTTCTACTTTAGAATCTTTGTTAAGGTAAGATTCCTTAATTGTCGCTACTTTTTTAGCAAAGTCTTCATTAGAATCAGCATCAATGCCTTCAACTAATTCAGTTAATTTTGCTACTTCAGTTGCAGCCAAACCATTACATGCTTCACTAACTATTTCTTTTCTTTCGAAAGCTTTAACTTTCTCAGATAATTCCATAGCACGTGCAGTCGCATCATTTAATTGAGCTTTAGCATCTTTTGCTTCTTCAGACAGAGTATCTAAGATATCTCCAGCGTCTGCAGGAACATTGATGTGGTGCTCAGCAAATAACTGACCTAATGAACCAATGAATGACTCAGTGATTTCTGATTTCAAAGAATGCTCAATAGCAACTTCGTTATCAGTCATCCAGTTTTCAACTACATATGTTAAGTAGCCGTCTACCTTATCAACTAAATCTTCTTTAATAGCTTCAACTTCACCAGCTAGGTCAGAAGAATATCTTTCTTCTAATTTTGCTGTTTCAGCATTAACTTTTGATGCAAGTGCTGCTTCAAAAATAGTAGATGCTTTTTCTTTAAAGCCTTCAGACAATGTGTCTTCGTCTTTAACTAGAGCGTCAAGGTCTTCTTTAAACTTTTCTTTCTTCTCAACTACATCACCTTCAGATCCGTCGTCAGCTTTCACTTTCTTCTTCTTTGTTGGCGTTGCTTTGTTGTCAGATTGAGCAGTTTTTCCACCCTTAACTTCTTTTGCATCACTTTCTTCTACTTCACCTTCATCTTCGTCACCTTCATCGTCCTCTTCTTCTTCATCGTCTTCCACTTTAGCTTTCGCTTTAGCTTTTTCCGCTGCTTCAAAGATTTCGTCAAGGCCTTCTTTAGACATTTCTGCCAAAGAAGCTTGTATCGCTGATACCGTACGAGCTGCTGTTAGAGGCGCAGTTGGAGTTTCAATAACTTCTTCTGCTTGTGTATCCTCAACAATAACCTCATCTACAGTTGTGTCAACAACATCGTCTTTTAATTCAGACATTATTTTCTCCCATGAGAGTTATAGTTTAGAGAGGAAATGCCCAAAACCTGCAGATTGTTTCTCTTCCGAGAAAGTCTCTTTAGACTCTTTCACTTCTGTCTCACCTTTTTCAATAGTCTTGATGTAATGACCAGGTCTATCTTCTTCGTAAGAAACACCTTCCATAATGCCATTTACAAAAGCATTTGGAGCTGATGGATCTTGTACGATATCAATAGTGTTGAGAAGAAAATCTTCACCAACATAGTTAACCCCGTCTTTCATACTAAGACTTCCCATACCACGACTAGACACTCCAAGTTGTACACCACCCTCAACCAAACCTTTTACAATCTGACCCATAGGGGTATCCAAAATTAGCGCTTTTCCCATCACATTATTACCATCCCATTTAAGTTCGGTAATTCTGTGCGAAACTTTATCCAAGTTAATGGAAGGGCCGTCAGGGTGATTCAATTCACCTACTGCACGTCCCGTTATTACTTGTTCATTTACAAATCTGTCAACAGCACCTTCAAGAACTTGTCTGGTATAAATCCTACCATTCTTATTCTTGTTCTCTGCTTGCATGAATACACCTTCTAAAAATGTATTCTTCTTACCATTCTTAGCTTCCTCTATGGAATAGCTAAGTTGGTTCTGTGTATATTCCGTTATTAGCTTCATTTAAGCTCCGAGTAATTTAATGAATTCCTTCACTGCTTTTTCAGCACCAGCTTGGTCTTTATATTTATCAAGCTTTACGCCATCAATATATAAATTAAACTTGCTAGTAATAACAGCAGTTATGTTTTTCTTTATTCCAAGTTTGGTTATTTCCTTGGCTACCTTTTCACCCTTCGGGAGCTTCAGCTTAGCTTCTACTACTTCAGCAAATGATTCTTTAAACGTTAGCATCTGCAGTTGTTTCCCCTTCCGTCTCCGCTGTCGGAGTATCATTAGATGCTCCATACATTTGGGAAGCAACTACTTGTTTATGAGAATCTAACGCGCTGACAAGTTTATCTTGCATAATACTATTAAAAGTATTATTACTCTTCATTGCGTCGCCCTTTTTAATATTGTCAATTAATGTTCTTGTGTTCATATGTTCTCTTGTATATTATTTATAATAAAGTTTATTTCAAGGAATATTACTTTATAACTTAAAGTTATAAAGCAGAATTCGCTAGATCTGGATTAATATCATCATCTGACATAGGATCTTCTTTATTATCCTTAGCAATCTGCTTGATATCTTCATCAGTTAGTTTAAGAATATTTCGACGTATCCAGTCTTTCGACCAGAACAATCCGATATATTCGTCCATCATTTGTACCATTTCTATTCGTTCCTTAAGGATTTCTCCATCTTTAAGTTCAGCATAGTAATTGTCTCTTGAGTACTCAACAACAATCTCTTCACGGATGTTTATCCAGTCACTTGGAACTATAATCTTTTTAAGGATTAATTGTCTCTTCAGTGTTTCATAGAATAATGTTGAGAACTTACCACGGCAACGATCAATAAACTTTTGAAATTTAAGTTCGTCACGAGTGATTTCGGAAGAGCGACCAACAGAGAATGCATCCGCTTCTTGTAGTCTGCTCATAGGGATATTTAAAGCCCTGTATAATTTGCTTTGGAAGTATTGTACATCTTCAATCTCACCAAGATTTGAACCACCTGGAAGAGTAGATATCTCAGTTCCACGACCACCTTCACGACGTGGTAACCAGAAGTCTTCCATAACATTGCGATGAATCTTCTCATCTTTAATAGCGCCGGTAGAAGGATCATATACAATCTTATTACGATACTTATTCATGGTAGCACTGAGATATTCCTCAGCTTTACCCTTAGGAAGATTACCTACATCAATATAAAATATACGACGTTCAGGTGCTCTTGATATACGATAGATAACGAGTGAGTCTTCCATCATACTTAATTGATTTAAAGGTTTAAGCGCTTTGTTTAAATAGCCCACAACCTTATTGCGATCGTCATTTAATAGACCTGAGTTAACTTGGATAATAGAATCAGGGTTAATACGTAAGCCTTCACCATTATTAACCATTGTATCATCTTGGTATAGATAATATTCTTTAACTTCTTTAGTGAGCTCAGCTCCAGTCTTAGGGTCTTTAACCTTCTCGACCTCTTTAATCTTACGAATCTTTGTTGGATCTATTTGTCTTAACTCTAGAATACCAGCATCAGGTTTAGCATCATTGATAATAACATGGTAGAACAATCGTCCATCAATATACCAACGTCTAAATGTATCGTATGCTGTCATAGAGAAGTTAGTTAGATTAAGAATTCTATCGAACTCTTCCATGATTAAATCTTTGACAGTTTCTTTCTGATCTAACTTATCTAGATTTAATCTAACAATAATACCATTCTCATCTGTAATAGCTTCATTACAAATATCTTCAATCGCCATATCCACTTCAGGGTATGAAGAGATTGCACGGTACTTCATTATTAAATCTTTATCACTTTGGAATTTATCTCCACCAAGGTCCATGTACTGACCAAAGTATCCACCAGTAGGGGAAATTTCGTATGCGCCATCCTCATTCTCTGCCGCAAATGATACCGGTTTTTTATTACTGTCTATCGCTTTCTTTTTAAATTCGAAACCGAAAAATGATTTATTGTCTGCCATTGTTATCCTTATTCACTCTTTCTTAAATATATTTATAACACTTAAGAAAGAGTGCCTTTCGGCACTCCTTGTGTTATCATGATGATTTACGTTGTCTTATCAGACTCCCAATATTGAACTTGTAGTTCAACTGTGAACTCTTCAATTACGCTTTCTTGACTATAGTCAAGTTCGATAGCACCCAAGCTAGTTGGGAATGTACCACGTATATTGTAAGTTTTCTTGGTTGTACCATCTTTATCAAGTTGCTCAACGATCATATCAGCCATATAAGAGCTAGGTTGTGTTAACCCGGTGTTCTCATTATGTTGATTAATACCGTTCATCCACTGTTCAAAAGAATTACGTACATTAAAGTCTGTATCGTTAATCACAGTTAGTGACCATGGATCAAACGTTCTATCGCCAGCCACCTGCAAATTACGACCTCTGAAAGGTACTGCAATTGCTGTGATTGTACTTGCTGGCATACTTGCCGCTTTACACATGTAAGATGCTAATGCAATATCCGCTGTAACATAGCTTGGAAAAGCCATTGTTACTTTGAATAGATTAGGTCTAGCGCCACCACCCACTAATTGGGCTTTCATATTATCTACGCCTAAAATAGCCATCTTTAATTACCTCCTGCAATTTCACTAAACTCGACACCAGTTCTTGTGGCAATAAAGTTCAATGTGATATAGTTAATAGAGCGAGCAGGCTTAACATAAATATCAGCAACAAACTTATTGGTATCAATAATTGCTCCTGTATTGTTTGTTCCATCACAAACTACTTTAAAGTCTGTAACACCTCTTCGTCCTTTAACATCACGTAAGAAAGGTTCAACCATGTTTCTGAATTGAGCCCTTGTAAATTCATCATTAAATTCGAATAATGATGCTTTAGATGCTGTACTAACAGCTTTCTCTAACACGATAAACAATCTACGAACGTTAATTCTATCGAACGCTGAAGGTTTACTTTGTAGAGTTTTATCACCAAATAACACTGTACCCGAACCAGGGAAAGTTACAATAGGGTTAACACCCGTTTTGTATAAAGCATCTCTCGCTGCTTGGTTAGGATTCCATGCTAGTTTAGTAACGTTA